AGTGATCTTTGCTTCTTCAAACTCATTCTCAACGTCATGTAAGTGGCCGTGCTGACCAGAAACGACGCCATGAATCATTACTCTGCAATTTTTACCTATCCTTCGCTCACCTTTTGTGCCGGCTGCAAGAAGCAAGACGCCAGCAGACATTACCTTTCCCATTCCGCTGGTGTGTATTGGACATGTCTCACGTATCTCTCTCATCGTATCATATACTGCGAACATATCCATTGCAGATCCACCATATGTTGAAAGGCAGAACTCGATGGGCTCTGGCTCCGGTTCCGCTTCTGGATCAAACGTTATAATGCTGCTGGCGAAATATTTCAACGAATAAATTGCCTCGGAACATCTTTCCTCGTTGATATCTCCATAAATACCTACAATTCTTAATTTTGGAACCTCGGCCAAAACAGAATCTAAATCCGACAAGTTTATCGTGCTAGATTCTCTTTCAGAATTTTCATCCTTTTCTTCTTTTGATTCTTTGCTTTTTTTACTAATGTTCTGCATCTTCTAATCCTTTTTTATTCAAATATTTCATAGCCCCCCTCCAATCATTAAAAGTAATTAAAAATCTTAGCTTTTTGGGAGTTAGGTTGACAAGATTGAGCACCGCCAGACGGCGCCAGAACTGCAATGCTTGTTCATCGGAATCTTTAGTTACAATGGCTTCGTTTTTGTTAATCTCTAATTTGTTTTTGTACGCAGACTCACTAGCTACTTCAAAATTGTCATTTGCATGCTTAAGTAGAGCGATTGAACTAAGCAGGGCCTCTTGAAAAAGAAGAATTGCGTTTCCCAAGCCCAATACTTTTGCTACAATCTTGTAAGAAAATATACCTGTTATATACCAGAAGATAGCATACAACATATTAAAATCTGTAGTTTCCAATGTTCCTCCAAAAAAAAACCTGCTAGTTTATTCTAGCAGGTTTTATATTCTTTTTTAAACGTTTAAAATATTGCTATTTCTTGCTAGCTTCGATCAGCCTCTTTGTGACGCGACGAAGAGTTTCGTTAATCAACCACTCCTCTTTCTCGTCAGCCAATTGAATATTGGCCTCATTCAAAGCTTCTTCGATGCCATCATCTTCAGTGACGGTGTCTTCAGTGACGGTGTCTTCAGTGACGGTGTCTTCTTCTTCGAGAGCTTTTTCGGCTTCCATAACCGGCTCCTCATCCTCTAGAGGGGCGTCGTCAAGGGGAAGTTCTTCATCTGCGCCGCCATCGCTTGCAACGGTCATTGCGCAGCCAGTGTGACTTTCAATCGCAGCTGCGATTACATCAACCAAAGAAACAACATCGTCTGTGCAGCCGGGGCCCTCTGGCTCGACTTCAGGCTCAGCATCCAGTGTTGGATCTTCTCCGCCCATCTCTGGCCCGGGTGGGAGGTCGGCGTCCATTCCAACTTCGGGATCTTCTTCTTCTTCGAAGTAGCCCTCTCTAATGGGCTGCAGATTAGCTAATTTCATAAATCTGCGAGTTGTTTCTTCTTTAAGCAATCGCTTTTTCATAATTCTTCTCCTTTAAAAAACAGAAATACGGTTTAAATTAAATAGTATGCAAACAATACAAATGCACTTTTTACTAATTTAAATAGTATTGCGTTTGATCATTTTGCTTAGTTTTTTTAACGCTTTATCTTCTATTTGTTTTATACGCACAAAACTAACGCCTAAACGCTCCGCTACTTCTCTCAAAGTCATGTTGCCATTTTTATTTATAGCTTCATTCAAACAATTTAAATCCTCCTCGTGTTCAATCCAAGATCTACAATCTTTTATTGGACATGGGAAATTATACTTTTTGCAAGTTTTTAAACATTTCATAAATCCGGATGCTCCTCGGCAATTAAATCAAAGACACTTTCAATATCATTTTCGTTTAAAGCGAAAACTTTTTTTGTTTCCTCTCCCTTTTTAATAAGCCGATTGGTTGCATCCCTTTTGTTGACACCCTGTATTTTATTTTTGCCCACATAACGACTCAAATAAGAAACGATATCTGTGTCATTTTCCAGGTATCCGGATATCATAGCACGAAAAAAGTGAGACTGATTAAGTCCATCCTGGCGCAAACGTATTCTCAAGTCAGCTTGACGCTTTTCCGTATCGTAAAACATAAATTTCTTTCGAGTTTTTGGATCTGGTACTGTCGGATCTTTCAATCGCGCCTCCCCAAAATATGAGTATTACTCTCTAACTGACTAGAGTTTGTCTGTCGTATGAAAGCTGCTTTACATCGAAGCTCTGACAAGTTGCGTACGCCTGAATAAGAAAGGCCGCTGCGAATGCCGCCACTAATATTTTGAAGGACAAGCTCAGCACTTCCTTTGTACGGAACGGTAGTTGATATACCTTCTGGGGTTGAGGAGCGGCCTCTCCAATTAACTTGTGCATTGGACGATGCCATACCTCTGTATAATTTGTACTTTTTCCCTGAGTTGCTGGAAAAAAAGACTTCACCGGGTGTCTCCTTGGTCCCTGCCAGCATAGATCCTATCATAACAAAATCGGCGCCGGCTGCAAAGGCCTTGACCATGTCTCCTGTGGTCTTAATGCCTCCATCTGCAATAATCTTTGAATTATAAGTAGTCTGTGAAATCTCCAAAAGGCTCTGAAAAGTCGGGATGCCATGGCCCGTGACTAGTCGTGTTGAACATATAGATCCTCCCCCGATTCCAACCCGAATTGAGTCAGCTCCCCAGGAAGCTAAAGCATCGAAGGCCTCTAGAGTTGCAACGTTTCCGGCCATTATATGTATAGATTCCGCGAACCTATCTTTGAGCGTCTTGAGGCATCTCTCCATTACAGAATGGTGGCCGTGCGCAACGTCGACGCAAAGTACTTGTGTTCCGATAGACCTGAGAGCCATGGCCCGAACTTCGAAATCATCTGTCATTCCAATAGCAGCGCCAACTTTTGCTTCCGGATCGTTTGCTAGCGTCATCGCAACATGTCTGACCTGTTCGTCAATATTATTATATCGATGCACCAAGCCTAGGCCGCCTTGTTTAGACATGACCAAAGACATATCACTTTCCGTAATAGTGTCCATTGGACTCGATATCACTGGCAAATCAAAATGTAAACCTTCTCCTAAATCGCTTCCAATATCAACCTGTCTTCTACTCTCTATATCGCTATACTGCGGTATCAAGAGTACATCATCATATGATAATCCTTCCTTCACTTCTCCTCCTTATTTTGAGTGTTTATCTGCTATCGAAGATGCGGCAAAAGCTTCTGGCTTGACTTTACAATCAAACCCATTTCCCTTCGCATATCCAACCAACATATCTGAAAATTTGCTTGTCTTAGTATTCTTGTTCGGCTCACTGACATCCAAATGTAATTCAATATTAATTTGTGGACAATGATTTAAAAGTTTCATTCCTACATCAATAGAGTTTTGCACTTCAGTTGTAATTCTTACCATTAAAGTTGAGAACTTTTCTGCCTTAAATGTGGCTCTCTTAACAAAATAGCGACCTCCATGTTGTCCTTCGGCTTTGTGTAAGCAAATCGCAGTTGAAAAAACACATTGTCGCTTGTGAAGAAAACTATCGCTGCCGACATATATTATGCCGCCGGCGGCTGAATGTTTTTTAACCTGTTCTATTATTCCCTCAAAAGAGATATCTTTGCCTGATCCGGTAAACCAATCACTCATTGTTTAGTACTTCAAGATATCTTTGCAAATACCAAATTGCCTTTTCAATGTCTTGCTTTTTGTTATCTTTGTGCTTGTGTCTCGCAATGTATTTGACAACATTGCCACAATGAAAATCCAAATCCCAATCCTCAATAACATCTATAACTTCATACTTTCCTTTGTTGTAGTGATTCGGATGATTAACAGTCGAAGGAGGATCTTGCTGTTGATTATCGGGTGAATAAGTAAAATCACCGGTTAGCATACCTTGCCATTCTTCTTTGTCAATCTTCATCAGAACCCTCCTACATTCATACCATTCATGCCGCCGCGGCTTTGCTTGTCCGTGCTACCTAGAGCGCCAGATCCACGATTACTTATTGTAAGGCCTTCGTTTTCATATAGATTATCGCTAATACTTTTTCTGGGCCTGAAATGGACAACTGGTATCAAAACCAATTGAGCGATCTTGTCGCCGTCTTCGATGGCTTGAGTGTCAGATCCAATATTGTGAAGATCGATAAAAACCTCTCCATCATAACCAGAATCAATTATGTGTGCGCCGACGACCAAAGAACGTTTTGCTCCCATACTAGACCTGTTACATACCTGCAACATATAACCATGAGGAATTCCAAATCTCAAACCAGTGGGAATCATTCTATTTTGTCCTGGTTCAATGTTTGCTAGCTCTTTTAAATTGGCATATATGTCTAACCCAGCATCAGAAGGATTGCTTCTTGTAGGCTCTTTAACACCAATTTCTGTGGTTGTATACTCAATTATCATTATAAATTTCCTTTTGCTTTCTTTATAGCATCTGTTATGGTTTGTGTAGCCTCGTCGCTAATTTTGTTGCCCAAAAACCACACTGTTCCTATATTTAATTCCTTGCATAACTCAACCTCGGGAGTATTCTCCACCGATCGGTTGCCACCATTCCCAAAGAAATCAGGTTTAAGTTGTCTCAAGGTCGAACATACTGTATCATCCTCGTCATCGACTGGGATAACGTTTACCACTCCGGGTATTTCCATAAGTATATCTCTTCTCATTTCCCAGTCAATGAAGCTTTTGTTATTCCATCTTCGCCTCGCACACCACTCATTACTGTTTAAAATGATAACCACATCCCCGATGTTAGCAGCATCCAATATCATTGCCGTGTGACCGGCATTGGGCGGATTAAAGCCGCCACTAAGGGCTATTATTTTCTTCATTCTTTTCCAGCTGTTTTATAATTTGTTGTGCCTTCTGCCAGCATTCGGGGCAGTAAAGGCGTACTTCTCCCTTGTCGCGACGAACGACTACGTTCCAAGATTGTACTTGCTCCTTGGAGGTTTTGTCAAATGGTTCTTGACAGACCAGGCACTCATCCCCAAGCTTATCAAACATTCCAAGCTTAGTTTTAAGTTCCTGCTTAGCGCGCTTCTTCTTGTTGCGTGCTATTTTTCTTTTTAAGCTTCCCATTCTCTTTTATTATACTAGCGAGAATCTAAAAGTCAAGGCCTATTCTTCTTTTTTAGCAAAAAGCTTTCTTTTCTTACGCGGCTTCTTCACAGGTGCAGGCGCGGCGTCTTCTACAACAGGGGCGGGAGGCTCTGGTGCAGGAGGGGTTGGCTTGCGCACTGGCTTTGCTACCTCGGCGGCGGCGGCTTT